AAAAATGAACGAGGATGATCTTAAAACGATAGACTATCTTTTGAACATTTGGCGCATGAATCTGTTAGGTGATGACTCCAGCTTGCGCAAGCTCTGGTTTGCGCCTCAGGTGGCATGGTCGCAAATGGCGGTAAGCAATCACATGGCTAGCATGGATGACCTTGGCGAAAACGAGGAACGCGTAAAGCGGCTCTATATCAATGCGATATGTACATGCCTGGAAAACATTCGTTATAGTCACCCACATTGCTACTGGGCAGTTGACAGAAAAATGGGCATTGGCAATATTTGGTCTGTCAGGTATCCACGCCTGGACATTGATGATGCGTTTCTACAAGCCAAGGAACTTTTATTGCCAGCGCTCGAAGCCAAAGGAATTATATTTTCTGGCAATCTAGTGGACGGAAAACACAAACAAATAAACATGTGTTAGGATTGACTTGCGTTGGCGAGAGTTGCCACTAAAGTTCGTGCTTTCTCCAAGTGCCGTCACGAGCGGCTTTAGCCCCCTAAGATGGGGGCTTTTTTATTGTGCGAGGCGATATGACTACTCATAACGCCGGGAAAAAGGCCAGAAAAATCTCTGGAAACAGTGAGGCTAATCTAAGGCCATTCAAACCCGGCCAATCCGGCAATCCATCGGGTAGACCGAAGAAAACACCAGAAGAGCTAGACCTTATTGCGGCGTGCAAGGAAAAGACACCGCAAGCACTGTCAGTGATTGAAAACGTCATGGTTTCCGGAGAGCAGGAAAAGAACCGACTGATTGCGGCGCAATACATCATTGATCGCGCATATGGCAAGGCAACTCAGAACGTACAAGCTGACGGAGATTTTCGCTTTGAGGTTATTCTGCCGTGGATGCAACAGGCAATCAGTCAGCGCAACGCGGGATAAACGCGTATGAACCGCGCGAATGTTTTGTAGGATTCCATAACCGGACGCAACGATGGTCGGTCATGGTCTGCCACAGGCGTGCGGGGAAGACGGTAGCTTGTATTGCTGATCTTGTGCTTTCTGCGCTAGTCACTACAAAGCGAGATGCAAAATACGTTTACCTTGCACCGTTTTATAGTCAGGCAAAAGATATTGCATGGCTATACGTAAAGTCGCTGACAGCAGACATTCCGGGCATGCAATACAACGAATCGGAGCTGCGTGCGGATTTTCCCAATAGCTCGAGAATCAGGCTTTACGGCGCCGACAATCCCAATGCATTGCGCGGCTTGTACATGGATGGCGTCATCCTGGATGAGTTTGCAGACATGCGACCGAGCGTTTTCGGCGAGATCATTCGACCGCTACTAGCTGACAGAAAGGGTTGGGCAACTTTCATCGGTACGCCAAAAGGGCACAACGCATTTTGGGATGTTTGGAAGCAGGCTGAGGGCGATCGTGAATGGTTTAGGCTGATGCTGCGTGCGAGTGACTCGAACATCATCAGCGCTGAGGAATTGAGCAGTTCGTCGCGCGGGATGAGCGAGGATCAGTACGCACAAGAATTTGAGTGTTCGTTTGAAGCGGCTATCGCTGGCGCGTATTACGGTAAAGAGATGGCAGCATGCGACCGCGAGGAACGGATTTGTTCGGTCGCATATGACGGCATAGCAAAAGTGCATACGGCATGGGATCTGGGAAGAACGGACGATACTGCAATCTGGTGGTACCAGGTTATCGCTGGGGAGGTCAGGATCATTGACCATCACACGAGCAATAACAGAGATATACCGTATTACGCAAAAGAGATTCTGCGAAGGCCATACGATTACGGATTGCACCATCTGCCACACGACGCGAGGGCTAAGACGCTTGCGAGCAACGGTAAATCTACCATCGAGCAATTGGGAGAGTTTCTAGGCATCGAGACTTTGCGGATAGTGCCGAGCTTGTCTATACAGGACGGCATACAGGCAGCGCGAACTATGTTTCCACGGGTCTGGTTTGATGCAGACAAGTGCGATGAAGGAATCGAATGCTTGAGGCAGTATCAGCGCGAGTTTGACGATAAAACACAATCTTATCGGTCTACGCCTCGGCATGATTGGACAAGCCACACAGCAGACGCTTTCCGCATGCTGGCGGTAGCGTGGAGCGAAGAGCATGCGCCTAAAGAGCCGGAGAAACCAATATGGTTTGCCGAAGGCACAAAGAACGGAAACATCACGATTGCACCACTTAACCAGCTATGGAAAACCGTAGAGAAACGCGGTAAAGGACGGATATGAGCGCACCGACTTATGAAGCAGGCGGTTATAAAAACATCACTGCAACGGGCAACGTAAGCCCTCAGCCAGCGACCATCATCGGATTTCTGTGTTCGACAACGACGGCCGGTACGATCCAGTTTTACGATAGCGCGGCTACTGCTACAACGACTCCAATCACTGGTGTTATCACACCGGCGGCTGGTTCGTTCACGCCTATCAAGGCATCGGCAGGCGCAGGAATCTATGCGGTTATTGGCGGTACTATCAATGTGACGGTGGTGTTCGCGTGAGCATGGAAGATGATTCCGAAGTCAATCCGGAATACTACCTGCGACACGTATCAGAGTATGAGCGCGCCTTTAAGCAATGGGAAAACCGTGCCCGCAAGATATTGCGTAAATACCGCGATGATGAACGCAAGGATACGGACGGTGCTCGATTTAATGTCCTATGGAGCAACGTTCAGACGCTTAAAGCGGCAACTTATTCGAGAATGCCTCGTCCTGACGTGTCTAGGCGTTTTCGCGATAATGATCCTGTTGGCCGTGTTGCATCGTTGCTACTTGAGCGCTGCTTGGACTTTGAAGTAAAGAATTACCCGGATTTTGCATTGAGTTTGTCGCATGTTGTGTATGACCGTTTTATCGGTGGGCGAGGTACGGCCTGGGTTCGGTATGAGCCGTCATTCGTCAGCGAGATGATTACGGACGATTCGGACGACGCAATTGAGAGGCTGGATTTTGAGGCATGTCCTACGGACTATATCCACTGGGGCGACTTCGGGCATAACGTAGCCAGAACATGGGAAGAGGTGTCGATTGTCTGGCGTAAGGTGTACATGGGACGCAAGGCGCTGGTAGCGCGCTTCCCTGACGTTGGCGAGACAATTCCGCTCGATAGTCTGCCGGATGAGGAAAAACGCGATACAGACACGCAGCACAAGCGCAAGGCGCTGGTGTACGAGTTTTGGGATCGTGAGATTGGCAAGGCTATTTGGATCAGCAAGAGTTTAGGAACGGTGCTGGACGCTGTCGATGATCCGCTGGGCCTGCAAGGTTTTTTCCCATGTCCGCGACCTATTTTTGCCACGCTCACGACTGATACGCTAGTACCGATACCGGATTTCACGCTATATCAAGATCAGGCGGCAGAGCTTGACTTGCTGGCGGATCGCATTCAAGGATTGATCAAGGCGCTGCAAATCAAGGGTGTTTACGATTCGTCGATACCTGAGCTTGCGCGATTGTTCAAAGAAGGCGGTAATGGAGATTTGGTGCCGGTCACGAATTGGGCGGCATTTGCTGAAAAGCGTGGTCTTGGTGGTGCGGTAGACATACTTGAGATAGAGCCTATTGCCCGGGCATTGAACGAGGCATATGCGGCCTTTGAACAGGTAAAAGGGCAGATTTACGAACTGACTGGCATTAGCGACATTCTGCGTGGGCAGACTGCGCCGAGCGAGACGGCTACAGCACAGCAGATCAAAAATAGCTATGCAAGCCTGCGTCTAAAAGTCTACCAGGATGAGGTAGAGCGTTTTGCTGGTGAGTTGCTGCGCATCAAGGCTGAGATCATCTGTAATAAGTTTGATGATCAGACGATTCTGAAGATGTCGAGCGTTGATCAACTCAAGGCACAAGATCAGCAGTTTGTTCCGCAGGCGCTACAGCTAATCCGCAATAATCCACTCCGGCATTTCAGGATTGAAGTGGAAACTGACTCGATGGCTTTTCAAGACGAAAACCAGGAGAAGCAAGATCGCATGGAGTTTTTGAGTAATACGGCTCAATTCATCTCGCAAATTGTTCAGGCATCGCAGACTGCGCCGCAATTGGCTACGCTCGGTGGCGAATTGCTGAAGTTCGGCGTCGGAGGCTTCCGCGTCGGAAAGACGATGGAGGGCGTCATTGAACAAGCCATTGATGATATGAATGTTGCCGCACAGCAGGCGGCTAACAATCCGCAACCTGATGCGAACATGGCGAAGGTCCAAGCCGACCAGCAGGCCGGACAAGCAAAAATGCAGCAAGAAGCGCAACTTGAGCAGATGCGCATGCAGGCAGATCAGGCGAAGAATCAGGCAGCATCAGAACTTCAGCAGCACATCGAAGCTGCGCGTCTTGACGCACAAGCGCACAAGGATGCCGGAGATAGGCAAAACGCTGCATTGATTGAGCAAATGAAACAGCAATTCGCGGAGCAACAGTCGCAGCAACAGCGAGAGTTTGAGCGCTGGAAAGTCAGCCTTGAAAACGAGACAAAGATTATCGTTGCACAGATCAGCGCTGAAAGCTCGATTAGACAAGCTGCTGTTTCCGCATCTGCAAAAGAGGAACCAGGTGAGCCAGAGGACGATGGTCCTACGACTAGCGATGTCGGAACTGCTCTTGCTGCCGCTATTGATGGCTTCCGGGAGGCTATCGTGACACTGAGACAGCCGAGGACATTTACTCGTGATGCTGATGGAAATCTTACTGGGTATCAATAATGGACAAGCTAAAAAAACTGTTTCTACTCATTTGCACATCGTGTGCGGCTTATGTTGTGTTGACGCTGATCACGACGCCTAGGATGTTTTAATGGCCGTCTACAACAAATATACGTCTGGAGTTGACGGGCTGGTTAAGGCGATGAATTCCGGGACGGATGCGTTCAAGGTCGCATTGGCGAACACCGTGAATGCTGCTGATACAACGTTCGTCGCTGGCACGACTGATCTCGCAACAGGTTCCGGTTATACGGCTGGCGGTAATGCTGCTAGTACGTCGACCGCGACGACTACGGCAGGCGTCTTTAAGCTTGTCCTGAGTTCTCCGGCAACTTGGACGGCGACGGGTGGATCAATTGGGCCGTTTCGGTACGCAATTCTATGGGACTCGACAACGAGTACGCCATTGGGCTATTGGGATTATGGATCGAGCATCACGCTAGCATCGGGTGAAAGTTTCTCGGCGTCGCTTGATGCGACTAACGGTGTTTATACAGTAACGTAATGGCATCGACTGGGACAGCGTTGCTGGATTTTGGTGCCTTTCCGGGTGCATCCGATGCGTCGATTGTCATCACAGGTCAGGCTGGCATTCTTTCTACATCTTTCGTTGAAGCATGGATATTCCCGGCAGCTACTGCGGATCATTCTGCGGACGAACACGTATTCGAGACGCTGAAAGTTATGGCGGGAAATATAGTAGCTGGAACCGGCTTTACGATCTATGGGATCAATACTAATCAACTTAATGAGCCACTGGAAACTGCCGGCTCTGGAAACTTCAACGCTTTAGCCGGTTCTGCTAGGGGTTTTGTTCCGCCGTCAATAGGTGGCAATGGAACAAGACTTTACGGAAAATTTAATGTCGGCTGGGT